CTAGATTATCCCCCATCGTTTTATTTGTAAAAGTATCTGTGGTTGCTTTACCTACTAATGTATCCGTTGCGTTAGGCATTGTAAGTGTTGCAGACCCGTCTGGTTTTATTTGTTCTATTGTAGGTGAAACAGTTTGAACCATTACATGCTCTAACAATTCTTTATTATCATTGTAGACCTTTTCATAGTTGTTATCTACTTCTTTTTTGCTTTTTCCTGAAACTATTTGCAAATTCCTTCTATGCATATACCAATCTGATAATTCAAGAGATAAAAATAGAGTGTTTATTTTCTTACCCGTCATTTTATCATTTAACATATCATATCCTAATATAAGATTTTGAGCAAAAGTGGTTTTATTACAACCAGTTGGCCCAAATATTGTGACTAATTCACCTGGATAGATTGTTATTTCTTTATCGGGTAGTCCTACTAACTTACTTAACTCTATAGTTCTTCCTGTAAAATCAGTTGTCATCCTTCTATGCAATTCATCTTGCAATTGACCTGCATTTTTTACATCCACAAGATAATCCCTTCTTTTAAAGTGTATACACCTGGTTAGACAGTTATCCTTTAATATAGAATCATTACATCCATATTGATATCCATTATTATATACAGATTCAACCCTTTCTAATAAAAAGTCCTGTTCTAATGAATCTCTATTCCAATGTACAAGAGCGGCTTTAGTTGCTTCTGACGGTATTCCATTTCTTTTAAAATGGCTTGCTATACGCATAGCTGTCATATTTCTATTGCCTTCTTGAGGCCCTTTATTATAAAGAGATTGGACACATGGAACGATATTCTTTGGTTCTTTTATAGATTTAAATGATTTTATATTTGGGATTTCTTCATCTTTTGTAACAAAAGTCAATAACTGCCCTTTTGATTTTAATTTATTCACCCTAAAGTCTAATCTAGGAGATTCTGCTATCTTCAATATGGTTTCAGCTTCTTTTTGTAGAAATTCCTCATGACTTAATGGAATTTTATATAGACCAGTTTTATTATTTATTGTATGTGACACTCTATATATAGCTGTCCTTGTATACACTGATGGGTCTATATCCTTACCTAGTAAAGAGTTCATTGTAGATTTTACAATATAAGGTAAGTCTTGGGAATCTCTAAAGTCAAACAAACTTCCTGATAATAATAAATGATATCCAGAGCCACTGAATAAAGGTAGAATAGCATCGTATGGAGCTCCTGCTTTTACTATTTTATAGAATATATTTCTTGCATTTTTTAATGTTTGATTTTTTGAATTACTTCCCTTATCAATATCTACTATAACATTATCTATATAACGCTGTCCCATATACTTTCTAATACTACCGACTTTTTCTATGTGCTCTTTTACATTTTCATCATATAGATATACGCTTCTATATAATGCTTTATTTTCAGACATTGCTTGTTTTAAATAAGCTTGCAATTGAGTCATTGGTATGAGCGTCCCCCTTGAAGAGGGATGCCCATACGCTATTTCAATTAGCCTTTTCATTTAAAGTTGCTCTGTGACTATACCTTCAATCTCCACATTAGCACTTAATACTCCATTCATAGTATCTTCGCTAGCTTCTTTAATAAAGTTCTTTGATTTTAAGAATTGAATCCTATCTTTCAATTGTTCCAATCCTTTTGCTGTGTTTGGCTGAAGATAGTTATGAATACGAGTATACAATTTACCATCTCCTCCTTTTCTTGGAGCTTCTTTATACAGATAGCCTATGAGTAACATTTTAGGGTCCTCTATAGGGTTAGGAGCAAAATTATCATTTAAATAATCTGCTATATTAGGGATTACAACTTCTTTGTCATCTACAAATTGACCTTTAAGATTTATTCCTCCTTCAAATCCTATTGCATCAAATAAATAGTATATTCTTTTCAACAAAGAGCTATCAATTATATTTCCGCTATCATCTTTTTCATGCGAACCAGATACAAATAGTTTTCTTGGATATTGACTTCCTTCTACTTTCATTTCAACTGAAATATAAACATCAGCCCAATCAAAATTGCTTGATTTATCCTCAAACCTTACTACTCCTAGCTCTTTAAAGCCTAGATAACTACCTGTACCACCTGATGATTTTTGCGACGGTCTAACTATACCTGACATATTTTACTTCTCCTTATAAGTTAAGATTTCATTTAATATTGCTTTGTAATTGAAAAGCAAGTTTTTTTGAGCCAAAGGCCTCAATCTACTTCCTACAGTTCTTTCATCATAAGATTGGAATGATATATTATAATCTCCTGATTCTTTATCTACTGTAGTATATCCTATAACATCTGCTTTAGCTGTTATACTATATGCTAATCCTCTTGGTAATTCAGGTGACAATTGAGCTTTTCCATCAGTTATAGTTGTTGTTTTACTATGACTAATTAAAACTAAATTCCCTCCTAATTGCTTCATTAATTTCTGGAATCTGACTATGATATCGACATTATTTCTTCTTGCCATTCCCCAATCAGCTCCCCATTGTCCTTCACCCATCGCTTTTATATTAAGTTCTTTAGTTACTTTTTCTTCAATCCATCTGTTTACTTGGTCTATTGTGTCTATTGCTATGGTATCATAAGGAAGTTTACTCCAATTATCCTTTATCCATCTCAATATCTCACTCATAGAATATACAGGCATAGGTTTACCTTTTTTATCTCCTGAACGGTAATAATAACCTCGTTCTTCTGGAGGTATAATTTCTACTTGTTGTTGACCTTTTTTGTTTACTATTGTTCTACCATCTTCACTAGTTTTTTTTCTAACAGGTTCATTTAATGACGATACTGTAATTGTATTTGCATTTTCTACAAAATCACTTCCTAAATCAGTATCAATTAAAAGGACTCCATCGCTACCTTTTCCACTCCATGACGAAGCTGCTGTTGTTTTACCAGTCTTTGGTTGACCAATAAAATACCAGGTAACCCCGCTAGGCATGTCCTTCCAATTATTCTTCACTTTTCTAACTTGAATGTCCATACTTCTCCTATTTTTATATTGTTCTAGAGACAGTAAACCCCTCTTTTTGTACAATTAAGGGAGTTAAACTGATGTTAATATACGAATAATATGGTATTCCTTGCAATACACAAAATGCTTGATTTATTCCAAATCCAGCTACTATATTTGCTGTAAATATTGTATGTTTCATAGTGCAAGGCTCATCTTGTATTGATTCTCCATCTTTCCAAGTACTCATATAATTATCATTTTCTTTTGTAGCTGTTATTATTTCCATACCTAAAGCACCCATTCTCATATCAATAAGAAATTCTCTATCTTCTTGAGAACGCCATTTTTCATAAACATATTTCCTTGTATCCATATTATCTGGTCCTAAGAATACTCTTCTTGATATGTTATCTTGAGGTCCCCATCTAAATGGTTTATGTTTTATCATTTGGCTTGAATCTGAAAAATCATCAAATGTTTTACATGCTACTAATGATTTATCTTTTCCTAGATATTTAGGTCTATAGGTTGTAGTTGACAAGTTATGTTCTGCTAAGACATCATCGTCCCAGACTAGGATATTCTTCCATCCCATTATTGCCAACAATTGAATAAGGGCAGAACCAATTCCGCCTGCCCCTATTAAAGTTACTTTACCTTTTAAATTTCTTTGGTCTATTAAATCTTTATTCCTAAGAAATCTAGAACTACTTGCTTTACTTACTACTTCCATTTGGAGTTCCTTCCCAAGTTAAATTTAACTCTTTTAAGCGCTTTTGAGCTTCTGTTGTCGTCATCAATCCCATATTTACTTCATTCCTTATTTCATCCCATTCTTCAACTTTCTCAGCTTCCGTCATACTTTCTACGCTTCTAGTTTCTTCTCCCCATCCATTTACTTGTCCGTAATAATTATCTACAGAATTTTCTCCTGGATTGAATAAATATGATTGATGATTATCTCTATCAAAATAGTTATAATAACCTTTTCTTTGAACGGTTCCAAAGCCTTTTAATACAACTGATTCTTTTGCTAGCTCTTCTACATACTCAATTTCTTTTAGCCATTCTTTGTCAGCTTTAATTGCTTGAGACTGTATTTTATTTTCTTCTATTTCTAGTATATGAATCATATCATATTGGTCTTTATAACTAAAAGCAAATGCATTCAATGCTTTTCCTGCACTAGCTACAACTAAGCTTGGATAAAAATCTTTATTAGCATTTTCTTCCAGATGCTCCTTATCAGTTCCACTAAAAAATGCACCCATTGTATGATGTGAATGTATATTTCCAACAACACATTTCTTTAATTTGGGTTTGTTTTTTAATAAATCAGGGATTATTTTTCCTAACTCTTCACCAGCCCAATCCGTAGCTGTTGAAGTACCCTTATCTAGCAATACAAAGTGTTCTAAGCGAAAATTCTTTGGAAATCCACTTTCATCAACTGTATAAGAGTACCATGCTGGGCCACTCCATTCAATTGACTTCCACTTGTTTAGCAAATAAGTTATTTTGCTTCCCATCTTCTGAGTAATGTATAATTTCATCTTCTATTTTCATCCTTTCACTTGTTAAAAATTCTAAATACCTTTTTCTTATATAATAGTTTGCATCATTCAAGACTTGTGATACATCTTTTTGAGATTTAAATGCCTTATCTATTATATCATTACTTAAAGTCTTAAATATACTTAAGGCTTCAAAGTTTTTTTCACTTAACGCACTTCTTTTGTTCCAATCTGAAAAATCAGGGTTTGTTTTTATCGTCCACTTTAGAATATCAGATGCTCTTTCTAAATAGTTACTCATATAACTAAGCCTGTTAAATCTATCCAAAGTTTTAAACATACTTGATTCAAGATATATTGGGAATAGTCTTCCTATACCAAAATAATTGCCATTATTTGCAATAAATCTCGATACTTTTTCTCTTCCTGAATAACTAGTAGTCAATCTTGATAAATCATTCAACTTCCAACTTAACTGACTAAAGAATAATGAAACATTCTTTATCCATATATGAGTAGCTCTTAATTGATTGCATTCATATTCTTCCATTATATTTTTTATATGAACACTAAACAATGGCCAATCATCTGGCCTTAAGACAAAAGAGTCTAATCCTGGTATGTACATACTAACTATAGAAAACATTGCTTCTGCTTTATTCTGACCCTTCCATATCATCATCTCAGGTTCTTCTTCGGTTCCTAGATTTAACTCTATTGGTACATAGTAACCTAAATGGTGATAGGGATTTTCACGATTATAACATTCTAAAAATTCTTTTCCTTTGCAACATAATGATAGCATTGCCCATTCGTTAGACATGTTATTATATTCGTCCCTAAAATCACCTAAGCAAGGTCTCCCTCCTGATATATGTGGATGATATGCATCTTTCATTACTTTTCTTCCAAAATCATTAATAGAAATTTGTTTGAATTTAACATACCATTTCATAGACCATATTTCTAATTGGAATATTAGCAAGTAATTACCCATATATATAGTACCTTCATCAGTTTCCATTTCTATATCTTTAAGAAAGACTTTAAATTCTGGATTCTTTCTGGCTGTTACTATTAAGTCAAATTTTTCTGCTATTTTTTCCATTTGAATTAAGAAGTATTCTTTTAATCCTTCCCATTTTCTTTTATTTACATCTGATACAAATCTATCATCACTGGTCATCCAATTATCTATAAGATTATATATCTTTTCTGCTTTTTTATTCATATCTCTCCAATTAAGTTGTTATAAAATGAGCTACACGA